ATTCTCATAGCCGCAGCGTTCGTACGCTTCGGTGATGATGTCATCGAACTCCAGATTGAAGTTCGACGTGCCCGATGTAGCCATGATTTAGTAGATGGTTGCCTTGCGAGCGCGAGCGGCGCCCACGCCGCGGACTTGCACCACGTCACCGGTAGAGGCCTTTTTGACCGGCTCGCTCATGGCCTTGCCCTGAGGACCCGCCATGTCGGGGCCAGAGGCCGAGATCTTGCCTCCCTTCGGCACGCCCTTCATGGCCATGCCGCCGTCCTTGAAACCCTTGACGGCGATGCCCTGGCCACGCTTGGCCAGACCGCCCTTCTTGTAGTTGCCGTTCATCATTTCTTGCCGCCTTTCTTGGCTGGTTTGGACATACCGGCCTCGCTCAAGGCGATGGCCACTGCTTGTTTGCGATTGGTCACTTTTTGGCCAGACGAGGACTTCAGCGCCCCGGTCTTGAACTCATGCATGACCTTTTCTACTTTCGCGGGCTTCTTATGAGAGGGCACTGCGCTGCTCCTTTATAAAAGCATCCAACTTTTCGTCAAGCCTGTCCAGCCGAACAAGCACCCGGTTGATGTCGCTGTGGACATCCGCCCGAGTGACAAACTTTTCCGCGTTCTCTTCCCGCGTCTTGCTCAGCAAAATAGACACGCGCTTGAGCTCGTCGTGCATCGACTTGACCCAAAGCAGTGCTGCCGCGGACGCAAACGACAGCACGATGTTCCATATCAGCACTTCCATTTCCGAAGACTCTTGTTGATACGACTATCGGGGTCGTTTGCCGTCTTTTCGCTAGTCAGCTTGGCCTTCATGCCGGACATCCTGGCGCAGAATGACTTCTTGCGTGGCCCACCCTCCGGCTGCGGAGCCTTCAGCCCCGGCTTGCCAGGATTGGCGCGGTTGTAGGAGGCGCGCCCTTTGGCGTTCAAGCCGCCGCTGGGGCTCTTGCCCTCCTTCCGCTGCCAAGCAGGTGACTTGGCCATGCGTCAGTACATCTTGCACTGCTTGTTACGGGCCTCGCCGACACCGCGAGGAGCAACAGAGGCGCTGGGCTTCTGGTAGTCCTTACGGGGCGTCTGCTTCGGGCCGCCCTTGCTCATGTCCTGCTTCTGAGCACCGGGCTGAACCTCGCCCTGGTACTGGTCAATCGCCATTTTTGCTGCGCGTCCCATACTGGGCTCCTTAACCGTAGAAGAACGTCACCGAGGTGACGTTGGTGAGGGTCACATACGGATCCGCTTCAAACCGCACACCATCGTTGGGAACGATGATGTAAAGATAGCCGCTGCCCGTGGTGTTGGCCGGGGTGTCGAGCTTGATCAGCTCCGTACCACCTGCGCCACCATCCCTAAAAGACAGCGACCCAACAAGGTTGCCAAGGACAGCGTAGATCCCTTTGACGCGAGCACGTGGGGTACCGATGCCAGAGGCACCGGTAGCCACCATGTTTTTCGCTTTTACGTCATATTGAAAGCCCATTTCAGGCCTCCTTTATCAGGTCAGCAAGCCGAGATTACGCAGGGCTTTGACAACCTTGGCGAGGGTGTAGCCGTCGAACGTAGAGTCTTCGGTGACCGCAGTGCCAGTGCCTGCAACCACCGTGGCAGACGCCACAGCCGTCGTCGGGCGGGCAATCTTAGTGGCGCCGTAGAAACCGATGGTGTCGGTACCAGCGTTGCCAATGCCCGTATTGCCCGTGATTTCGACGTTGTTGAACGTCGAGGTGCCCGTGGTGGCGGTCACGTTGCCCGTGACGTTGCCGGTGACGTTACCGGTGACGGTGCCGAGGAAGCCGTTGTCGGACTTGACTGGGCCTGTAAATCGAGTCTGAGCCATTAGATGTTTCCTTTCAAGTGTGCATACTTGATAGCCAATCTACGAACTGAGCTTATGTCAGATCCCAGCCGTCTGGCCCGTTCTGCGTATGACAGGTCTGAATTGTCAAGAATGAACTTCAACTTGGCAACAAAATTTGGGTCCCCGTGAAAGCGTGCCATCTGCGCATTCGACAAAGTTTTTCTGTACTCGGTGCTTCGGTAATCAAAGGTCGTTGCCCGTCGCCCAAGTCGAATCCTCTGGCGGGACTCTTCGTTGTGGGTTTTACCACGCATCGGTGCTTTTGCAAAGTCGGCGATGTTGTACACGGTCGGCTCATCAAACCATGCCTCCCCCTGCAGAAACTGCTCCTCCAACATGTCAAGTTCCTCTAGGTCTTGGCACTCAATCTCGATGGCACCATAAAAAGCATCTGGGCCGTACTTGTTATAAGCATGCTGCAGGTGCGGATTGGTATGCTTGTTCCACCGCAAGAGCCGAAAGTGCTCTTTTATTCGCTTTTGGACCCGTTGTGACTGGCCAACATAGCACTGCCCCGTGGCGGTGTTTACGATCTTGTAGAGCCCACAAATATCGACTTTGTATGGCACGTACTACCCCTTTTTGTGAAGTATGTGCCATTTTATTAAAAAGAAAAGGGGGCACAAGGCCCCCTTTCCCGGTTTCCGACGCTGATTAGGCGCCAGGAGAGCCGTAGGCGCCGCGGGGGTCGCTCCAGCCGAAGCTGTAACGCTCGCGAGCCTTGTAACGGACGTTACCGGTGTCAAAGTCGCCTTCGAAGGCGGTCTTGATCGGCGAACGCTCGAACATCTTGAGGCCGTTGGGGGCATCAGTGATGAGGAACCAAGCGTTGACGTCAGTCAGGTAGTGGTTGACAGAGTAACCCTCCGGGATCAGGCCCATGGACTTGATCGCGTTGATGTCGTTGTCAGCCGTGGCCGTACGCAGCGTGCTCTTCATCAGGCGCTCAGCGGTGAACTGGAGCTCCTTCGGAACGATCAGCTTGCGTGCGGTCAGCGCCACCTTCAGGCCACGTTCGTCGATGAACGCGGCGATGTCGATGATGCCCTGCTCCAGAGACGTCTCGTTCAGGTCCGCGCCGACCGTGGGACGGTTGGCGAAGTTGGCCGACAGAGCGGTCGGGTGAGCAGTCGAGAACAGCGCGACACCGTCGCCGCCCGGGAAGGCAGCATCGAAGCCGTTGTTCAGAACCGCAGCGCCCTTGACCTGCTTGGTGTGGGCCATCGAACGAGCCATTGCCTTGGTGTAGCGGCCAGCCAAGCGGTCGTAGAGGTTGTCCTCAACGGCTTCCTCGGTCAGCGCGAAAGCCATGGCAATCGTCTCGTGGGTGTAGCGAGCCGTGAAGGACTCGATTGCGTTGTCGTACTGGACGCCAGCGCCTTCAGTCTTCACCGGAGCTGCACCAAAGCCGGTCAGCATGACTTCCTCTTCAAACGCACGGTCCGAAGTCTCGATGGAGAAGATCTCCTCGTGCTCGTTCTCGTAACGCTTGTACTCCAGACCGAACAGAGCGTTCAGACCTGGCTCCAGCTCTTTAACAAGTTGTGAACGGGTAATTGCCATGATCAGGCTCCATCAGCTTGCACGCCATTGCTGCCGTACTGGTGTTGGTTGAGTTTCACGACGAGCACAGCGTACTGGCCCAACGCGTTGCCTGCTTGTTCGCTCAGACCAACGATCTTGAAGGTCAAAGCAGCAGTCTTCGCGGGGGTGCCAAGCGTGCCAGCAGAAACGCCGGTGATGTTGCTACCGGAGGTAGCAGCGGTCGGATCAGCGTTCTTGCCGATGTCGGCCTGGGTGATCGTGCCAGCAGCCTGGATCAGGAACAGTTGGCTCGGATCGTCCAGCACTTCGCACACGATCTGGCCGATGTTGGGAGTGATATTACCGGGGTAATAGTTCTTCCAGGTCGGCTTGTCAGCACGAGTGGGATCGTTGTACTGGCAGCCGTTGAAGACGCCAGTGGGGGCGACGTGGGTAGCCGCGTCGTACTTGATGATGTAGCCGTCGTAGACGACCACGAGGTCACCCTGATAGATTGCGGTTGCGTAGCCAGCCTCAATCTGATAACCGTATTGCTTTTGGGCACCGGTCGCAGAAAGGTTGCCAACGGGACGCAATCCAAAGGGCTTATTGACGTTTGCCATTTGTAAGCTCCAAAGATTGATTAGCCAGATTACTCCGGCTTACGGAAAGTGGTGCGCGAACTCCGCTCGGGGCTCTGAATCCGCATTGACGAGTGCGCGTTCTCACGCAGCATCTCGTTATCGACCGCAATCAACTGATCCCGGGCCTTCTGGGCGAAATAAGCATTGCGCTCTTCGACAGTTTCAAGGGGAATGCGGGCCAGCATCAAGCCGCCTACGGAAACCACGCCTGCGTGCTTGCCATCTTCGATGGTAGGCAGCATGCCTTGGTATTCCTCGGGCAACTCCTCCAGTCGGACTAGCTCGTAGCCCTCGCGGAGACGTCCGTAGATGTTTTGCCGGTCATCAAACCCATTGACCTCTGATCGAATCCAGCGATGCTGAAAACCTTCAGGGGCGGGAGGGGCGTCAAGACGTGAAGGAGGCTTCCAAGGGCGGCGACGTGATTCTTTTTCGCGGGAAGCGCGAGAGGCACGGTCGATGGTGATTTTGGGTTCGCTCATGATTTCACTCCTTTACGTACTTGGCATATTCCTCGAGAGGAACATTCAGCTTCTTAGCGATAGCAACTTGGCTCGGGGATAGCCGAACAGTACGGCGCGCACTATTGATTCCGGAACTCCGGGTAGCAGGGGCAACAGCCGGCGCGGAACGCTGTTGTCTGTTGGTTTGTTGCGGACTTTCATCCGGGAACCGCTTCGGAAATTCCTCCCGAAGGCGGCGATCCAATTCAGTATAGTATTCGTCGCTGTTGGGGTCAAACCCCTCGTTTTCCACAAGAGTTTGGTGGATGCCCCAAGCTCCATAGGTCAGCACGCGATCTTGGCCAAACCACTTATTGCGCGCAGCCCACTCCTCAGCCTTGGGGCTCGGAGCTGCGGCCTGCTGAGGCTGCGGCTGATACGCCTGCTGAGGCGGTGCGGGGGGCTGAACCTGTTGCGGCTGGCGAATCTGCTGCTCTTGGGTCTGCAGCCAACCCGAAACCTGACGCTGCTCCATCACCAGCTCAGAAAGACGCTGTGTGGCCTCAGTTTCGGTGTCGATGTCGTTCTCTTCGCGGGCCTTCTTAATGATGGCCTTCAGCGTAGCCTGCTGCGTCTCCAAGCGGGTCTTGGCTTCGTTCAGGCGGCTGTAGTCCGTGTGCACCAGCTTCTGTTGGAGCTCCTGCGTCTGCTGCTGCAGGCCGCGGGCGTACTCAATAGCTGCCTGCTCGCGCCGCTCCGACTCCCGCATGCGGGCAGTCAGCTTGGCAATGCGCTTTTGGAC